CGGAAATGGAAGCGGAAATCAACGCCGAAATCAGCAAGCGCCGCACGGAACTCAATTCGCTGAAGGAAACCCTTGCCGCCGGCGGCGACCGGGTGACGCGGACGGAATTGAAATCCCCCGTCCGGGGTACCGTCAAGCAGATTTACATCAACACGGTGGGCGGCGTCGTCAAACCCGGCGACAACCTCACCGTGCGCGCCGACGGCACCCTCGACGCCTCCGCAGGCCAGTACGAGCTGCCCGTCGCGAGCGACACGACCCTCGGCGGCGTCAAGGTCAGCAACAGCGACTACACGAACTCGCGCTCGTTCCCCGTCGTCACCCGCAACGGGGAACACCTCGCCCTGTCGTTCAAGCTCGGGGACAACGCCATGCCCGACGGCATCGAGTTCCACGGCACCGAAAACACGACCATCGGCCTGAAGAAAGCCACCAGCACCGCGCTCGGCGTCGTCAAACCCGACGGCACGACCATCACCGCCGACACGGACGGCACCATCAGCGCGTTCACCGCCACAGCGAGCACGCTCATGGGCGAGGGCGGCGCCACCATGGGCGACGCGCTCGAGGTCGCGCCCGGCATCTGGCTGTGCATCATCCGCCAATGGGTCATCACCACCCAGGGCGGCTACTACGACGCGTTCAGCTTCTCCGTCTACGACCGGGCCGGCAGCCGCATCGCGCTCGCCGCCAGCCCCACCGCCGGCACCTATCTGATACTGCCGGTCGCGGGCAACGCCAGGACCAAGGAATACAACTACGACACCCTCATGGGCAAGTGGGTGTGCACCACCACCAACACGTCCGACACCGCCAAACCCGACCCATGCACCCTGCTGCTCAGGGCGAGGGCCTGAGATGGGCGCGCCCGCATGGCTGACCGTCCTCGTCGCGCTCGTCTCCTCCGGCGGGGGCGTGGCCGTCGGATGGCCCCCAAACGTCTCGACCGGCTCGACCGCACCGTGGGATTCCACCACCACACACAGAGAGGATCGCCAATGCGACATCCCATCAGAGAGGAGCCACATGGCTGACGACATCATCACCAGCGTCGTCGCCGGCCTCCTCATCGCCGCCATCAGCGCCATAGCCGCCGGCCTCTGGCACCAACTCAAAAACCTGCGCTCGCAGATCGCCGACGAGGAGACCCGAAGGTCGGAGCATGAGCAGCTGATGGCCGACATGAGGCGCGGCTGCGAACACGAAAAACTCGTAGACGAGGCGCTGCGCACGCTTCTGCTGTGCAAGCTCGAACAGCAGCAGGACACGATGGTGCACGACCACCACGGCGTCGCCGACAATGACTTCAAACTCCGCGCCCAACGTGTCTACGACGCCTATCACGGATTGGGCGGCAACGGCCACGGCACCCAGGTCAACAACGATATCCAGAATGCGCCCATTGCGCCCCGGCTGGGAGGAAAGCCATCATGAGCATCACCATCAACGGCGTCAAGCCCGGCACGGCCACATTGACCATCCGGGCTGACACCCAGTAGGTTGATGCGCCCGTCACCGTGCGGGAGCACCTGTGACGGTGGCTTCCGATGCCGGCCACGATGTTCGGCGTCACCTACGCGGACGCCCATCTGAGCGTCCGCCTCTATAAAACCGACTGACCTAAGTCCCACACCCGTGGGGCTTCTTTTGTAAGGAGAACCATTATGGCAAACACCACCGGCGTGGCCGACCACAAGGCCACCGGCCCGGCGATTCCCGGCCTGACCGTGGAACGCACCAAGGCGATCATCCTGCTCATCGTCCAATTATTCAGCGTCGCGCAGACCGGCCTGAGCATCGCCGGCATCAGCCAGCTCCCGTTCACCACCGATCAGGTGAGCACGGCGATCACCGGCGTCATCGCCGTCATCGCATCCGTGTACGCGTGGTGGCGCAACAACAACCTGACCGGTGCCGCCGTGCAGGGACAGCAGCTCACCAACGCGATCAAAGCCAATATCATCGCCACCGCCACCGACGCCACGACCGGGACAGCTCAGGCGGCCTACGCGGTGTCCGACTCCAGGGGAGCCGACGCGACCGCTGACGTGGCACCCATCGAGGAGGTGTCCTATGGCGACGGCGAGTGAAGTCCTGCGCATCGCGGCGGGCGAAATCGGCTATTCCCGTTGGACCGACCCGCAGCCGGGCACGAAGTACGGGCGCTGGTACGCCCAATCCCACGGCTCATACTATGGCGCGTCGGGCGTCCCGTTCTGCGCGATGTTCGTCAGCTGGGTCATGAGCCGTGCCGGCCAAGCGTTCCCGGGACTGCCCGCCGCCTACGTGCCATACGTCCTGTCCGCGGGACGCTCCCGCGCGGTCAGCACGCGCAGCGCCAAACCCGGCGACATCGTGATATTCAACTGGGACGGCGGCGTGGTGGACCACATCGGCTTCGTGGAAGCCAACCACGGCTCGTACATCCAGACCATCGAGGGCAACACCAACAACGGGCGCGTAGCACGCCGCACCCGCGCATGGAACACCATCGCCGCCATCCTGCGCCCCGCCTACAGTGGCAGCGCCACGTCGTCCGGCGGCGGCACCGCATCCAGCGGCGGCACGGGCCGGCTCACGGTAGACGGCTCCTGCGGGCCGGCCACCATCCGCCGCTGGCAGCAGGTCATGGGCACCAGCGTGGACGGCATCATCAGCGGCCAGTACAGGCCGGACGGCCGGACATGGGGCCGACCCGCGCTCGTGGACTCGTGCGTGCGCTACGGTGGCGGCGGATCCAACCTCATCCGCGCCGTCCAACGCAAGCTCAGCCTCACCGCCGACGGACTCCTCGGCCCCGCCACCATCCGTGCCCTGCAGAAACACCTCGGCGTCGCGCAGGACTCGTGGTTCGGACCCGGCACCGCCCGAGCACTCCAAAGCCGCCTCAACACCGGCAGATTCTAAACACAAGCGCCCCTCGACTCCTATGCATGGAGCCGAGGGGCGCTTCTGCATGCCTGCGTCAGAGGCGGGACTCGAACTCGTCGATCGTCATCTCGAGCGCGTCCGCCACTCTTCTGGCCGTGCCGAGCGCCATGAGCCTCGGCCCCGGCACCGCACGCGCACTCCAAAGCCGCCTCAACACCGGCAGATTCTAAACAAGTAGCGCCACTCGGCTCCATGCATAGGAGTCGAGGGGCGCTTCTGCATGCCTGCGTCAGAGGCGGGACTCGAACTCGTCGATCGTCATCTCGAGCGCGTCCGCCACTCCTCTGGCCGTGCCGAGCGCCATGAGCCTCGGCCCCGTATGGGGCTGGACATGGGCCGATCCGGCCGCGACGACCATCAACGCCGTCGCCCTGACCATCGGCGTCGTCATCGGCGCAAGCACCCTCAAGGCCAAGGCATCCAAGACCGAATAACAAGAAGCCCCCGAACCTACCGCACTCACGGTATGGTTCGGGGGCTTTTCGTCGTATATGGGTCAGGCCATCGCGGGCTGTGCCTGATTGGCGGTCAGGTATGCGGCCAGCGCCTTGCGAATCAGAGCGCTCTTGCCGATGTGCTCTCGTTCGGCCTGTGCCCGCACCCGTGCGTCCATGTCGGGCGTGAGGTATGCCTTGTAGAGCACGTCGGCCTTCCGGCGGGGCTGGTCGGCGAGGGGGCGGCCGGCGAAGATGTCGTCGATGTCATCCATCGTGATCGCCCTTTGCGGGCGGATGGTCTCGCCGATGATGGCGGGGGTGTGCTCGGTGTATTCGTCCGAGAGCTCGTCCCAGTCTGTTTCGTTGCTCATGATGTCCTCCTTGGTGTTTTTAGTCGTCGAACTTGTAGAGCCATTCGCGGCGGCAGTCCATCGCGTGGAACACCTTGCGGGTGCGCTGGGATACCAGCAGCTCCACGGGGCGTTCCCTGAACTCGTCCGGGTATCCGAGGATCGCCATGACCCTGTCGCCGGCGTGTCTCGACTGCACCTCGAACACGGCCACCGGATGCCGGAATATGTAGTCGATCTGTGGTTGTGTGAGCCAGTGCTTGAAGGCTGACGGTTCGCATTCGATCATGCTTATTATGGTACCATAATTTAGTACCATAATCAAGTCGGGGAAACGGAACATCGTGATCCTCCTAGGCGGCGAGGCGCGTGGCTTCCACGGCGGCGCGCAGCCGGTCGTCGGGCATGGCGATGTACCGTTGCGTGGTCTCGACCGAGGCGTGGCCTAGGAGCTTGGAGACGAGCAGCAGGTCTCGTGTGGCGGCGTAGGTCGTGGTCGCGTACCTGTGGCGCAGGCTGTGGGCCGTCCATCCGTGGCCCAAGAGGTCGCTCAGGTGTCGGCCGACGTAGGATGATTCGGCGTGGCCGCTCCACCGGCCGGGGAACAGATAGCCGTGGGCGGAGCGGATCAGCAGGGCGAGGTCGTCGCCGATGGGCACGATGCGTTGCTTGTCGCCCTTGCCTACGACGACGAGGCTCCAGCCCACGAGGTCGCGCATGACGTCGCGGCTGTGCACCTTCGCTATCTCGAAGCGCCTTAAGCCGCATTCCGCGCCGAGACGCAGCATGAGCCGTTCGCTGTCCGTGGCCTTGCGCAGTGCGGTGAGTATGACCACGTCCGGGCATGGCCGGGGATGCGGTTCGGGACGCTTGACGGTGGGTAGGAACTCGCTCGGATCGGCCTCGCTGCGGCCGGACGCTTTGAGCCATCGGAAATAGCTGACGCAGGCGTTCTTCGCGCCCTTGCGTGTCTCGGGCTTCCATTCCTTGCCGGCGAAGTGGGCGAGCAGGTCGTCGCCCTCCACGTCCCTCGGGTCGCCACCGAGCGCCCGCGACAGTGCGCTCATCTGGCAGCGCCGCGTGTTGAGCGTGTTGGTGGAGTAGCCCGCCGCCTTCAGTGAGTCGAGCCACATGTTGATAGATTCTGCCCAGAGTGGGGCTGGATGTTGTTTTTTCACGGGACATCATCGTCCAATCGGCAATAATGCTGCTAGGAAACAAAAAGCCGTCACGATAAATTCGTGACGGCCTCCCGCGATTCGTAGCGGGGACAGGATTTGAACCTGTGACCTCTGGGTTATGATCCCGACCGGCCCGAAAATCAGGCGGCCAGAACCATAGCCTGGGCCTTCCATGCCCCGCCACGTAGGCGGAAGTCGTCAACGTTGACGACAGGCAAACCTCCATTCCCATCGTTATCGTTACGGCGCTCGCCGATGATGCTGAGCGCCTTGGCCGGCGTGAGAGTCGGATCAGTCAGGACGTCAAGGGAGACGCCCACGAACTCAGCCGCCTTCCACATGTCATTCAGTGCCCAGTTGCTCTCTCCTGACATCATGCGGGAGAGATTCTGTGGGCGTCTGCCGATGTATTCGGCGAGGTCTTTTCTGTAGCGCCCTTCAAGCTGCATCAGCATATTCAGGTTCAAAATCGCTATGTCCTGCGGGCTAGCTGCAACCTTTGGGGCTGTCATAGTTACCGTCATGCCCTTAATGATACGCAAAAGTGATTAGTAGCGCAAGAATCTCAGCATGTCGAATCAAAATCAAGACACGCCGAGAGTGCTCGAAATCGATTAGTGCGTGATATGGTTAGCAACCATGAACGCCAATCAAAAACGATTAGTGACGCTTGAAGGTGATAACCCAGCGTCCCGCATCTCAGGACTGATCGAGATGCGTCATTGCCTTCAGAAAGACGTGGCGCTCGCCATCGGTATGAGCGAACAAGTTTTCTCCAACAAAATGAACGGCCTCCGATCCTTCTCTGCAAAGGATTACAAGGCGCTCGCCGACTTCTTCAACACCAGTGTTGACTACCTCATGGGTCGCACCCTTGACCCGTGGCCGGTGGACACTCCCCAAGCCGAGGGGGTGGCGTCATGAAGGTGAAAGACCTGTACTGGGCGGCCAGGAACTCGACCTTTTTCATAAACCTGGAGAGCGAGGGCCGGCCGCTGCTGTGCGAGCCGAAAGTGTCCGAGGACGGCGTGCGCATCCGCCTGTGGCTGCGCAACCTTGCCGAGGGAACGGGGGCCGGCGGCGCGATCGTCCTACTGTCTCGTCATGAGGCGGCGGTCATGGCGAACGCGATCAACACCCGGAGCAACTGGATCGGCGAGAAAACCAGCGACATGCCGCGCATCGGCGTGAGCGTCACCGAGACCTCCACGATAATCCGGTTCATGGAATGCAGGGGAGAGGGGCATATCGCCCTGACCGTCACGGAAGCCGGACGTCTGGCGTCATGGCTGCACGACATGGCCGACGGCCGTTGGCGCGACCACAACGGATATGTGCCGGAGGTAGTGAAATGAGTAACGCCTATGAGCGTCGTGGCGCACAGCTCAACATGGAAAGCCTTTACATACGCCACGACGTCATCAGCGAGCGCAAACTGGCAAGGCTCAACCCCGACCGTCCAGTTTCTTTTCGAGCCGGTCAAACCGTAAGTCGATTTGGAACAACGCTTGGGCGATGTCCGCTAGGCCTTCGGTCATCCGTGACTCATAGGCATTTCTAGCGCTTGCCTGAGCCTGCTTGAACTTCGTTTCCGCTGAGCTCGCCCAGCTTGCAGCTCCACCCATTTGAATACTTCCTTTCCCCGCATGCAGCGGATTGTTTGTGTTGCAGCTTCAAGCCTACCGGCACGGGGAAAGGGCCTTATCTTCTGAAAGGAACCCTCATGATCTGGTTCGTCATCTCCATCATCCTGCTGCTCTTCAGCTCCGCCGTCACCTGCGTCGCGATGTCCAACAACGTCAAGGGGGCCGGCATCGGCCTCATTCCGGGCCTCGTCGGATTGCTGCTGCTCATTCCCGCATGCCTGTATTCCGTGGACGTGGGCGAGGTCGCGGTCATCCGCAACATGGGCGGCAGTCTGGCCGGCCATTCCGAAGACGCGGGCTTCCATTGGAAGACGCCGTGGCAGAGCGTCATCAAATACGACACCCGTAACAACCTCATCAACTTCTACAAGGACACCGATTACAAGTACGACGGCGGCAGCGCGGTCGGCAAGCAGGTCACCGTCAACGACAGGAGCGGCGCTTCTGCGGACATCGACATCCAAGTCAACTACAGCCTTGATCCGAGCGCGGCCGAATACCTGTACTCGGAGTACGGCAAACAGCAGACGTTCACGCAGAACTACATCAGCAACGACCTGCGTTCAGTGGCCCGCGAACAGTCCGGCCGGTTCGACACCCTGACGATGCTCACCAATCGCGGCGAGTACACGAAGGCCGTGCAGGATGCGCTGGCGGCGAAGTGGAAGAAGATCGGCCTGACCGTCGAACAGGTCAGCGTGCAGGACGTGCGCTACGGCGAGGCCATCACCAAGAAGTACACGGAGGCGCAGGCCGCCGAGATCGACAAGCAGAAGGCGCTCAACGAGCAGCAGGTCGCCAAGACCGAGGCCGAGACGAAGAAGATCAAGGCGCAGGGCGAGGCCGACGCCAACGCCGTGCTCAACGAGAGCCTGACCGACAACGTGCTCAAACAGCACTACATCGACGCATTGTCCAACGCGGACCAGCTCGTCGTCGTCCCCGACGGCGCGGACACGCTCGTCCAGACCAAATAAGGCGGCGGTCATGTTCAAGCGCTATCCGTACACCATCGCCCTGTTGACCGTCATATCGTTCGTCGTCTGCGTGGGATGGCTGTTCACTCACGATGCCTGCATGCATCCGATCGGCAATGGCCTCGCCGCGTTCTGGGCGTTCGTGGAATGCCCCGTGGTGTTCGTCGCACTGTTCGAGGAGGCCGGCGAATGAACTTCGATGCACTCGTCTGGCAGCAGTGGGTGATCCTCGGATACGCGCTGCTCGAACACTTCATACTCATCGGCACGCTGCGCGAAACGAAGGCCAAGCCGGGAGCGCTTGTGTACCAGTCGCTCAGGCTCGTCATTCTCTGCGCGCTCGTGCTGACCATTTAAGGCTTGCCCGCCGCCATTGCGACCTTCCTTCCGATGCGGCGGGCGGCGACAAGGAACAAGTCGTTAACACCACCTCTCTCAATGATCGCGCCGCCGGTTCTCTCCACCGGCGCCGCGCCAAGGGCGGGCAGGTTCGCCCCCGGTCGAGATTCGCGTCAGGTGGGCGCGGGCAAAGACCGGGAAGCCGTTCGATTCGGCCGCCGTCCACTGGGGCCGCGTCAACGTCGGCCGCGATCCATCCCCATACGACAGGAAGTCAGTGGATTGCGGAAGCGATGGCGTGCGAGCCGGTGGTCTCCATTGCCGGCGTCGACCACGCCAGCGCGGCCCCGCACCAAACGAAGGAGTCCCATGAACACCCACCGCAGTCTCATGGTCTGGCCCATCACCGAACGGGGCCTGACCATGACGCCCGGCGAACTGATCGCCGAGGCGCTGGACGCGATCTGCGAATGCAATTCACGGCTCGACTAACCGCGCCTCATCCTCATGCCGTCGCCCGCCGCGTTCGTCATCGACCGAGGCGCGGCGACCATCGGCGCGGAATGCGAATGGGCATGGAAACGGGACATCAGGAAAGGAACATCATGACATCCAACGAGGAAATGGCCGAAAAACTCGACGAGAAGTTCTACGGCCTCATCGAGGGCGACGTGTCTGTCTCCGGCGGTGAGCTGGCAAAACTGTTCGTCACGGCGCTCGACCAAGCCGGCCTCGCATTGAGCGAGAAAGCCAAGGCCTACATATCCTTCGAACCTGTGCTGCCCAATGGCAAGACGCTCGCCGACATGTTCGCCTCCAGCGACCGGAAGCCGCTCGGCACCGTCCTCGACGACGAAGACGACGAGGAAGAGGACGACGGCCCGGATGACGCCGGCGAGCTTGACGAGCTGGAGCACATGCGCGACGTGGCCGACATGGCCTATGCGGCGCTCTCCGACCTCGCCCTGCACTGCCACAACCGTCGCGAAGACGTGGCATGGGGCATCGCGAGCAGCGCAGCCAAGGACGCGCACGTCCTCGCCACGTTCGTCGGCGACTGGATCGAGGACATGGAGGACGAGGACTAGTGGCCGGCGAAACCATCCTCACGATCGTCGGCAACCTGACCGCAGACCCCGAGCTGCGCACCACCGGCACCGGCACGCAGGTGTGCGGCTTCACCATCGCCTCCACGCCGCGCGCCTGGAACCGGCAGGCCAACCAGTACGAGGACGGCCAGTCATTGTTCATGCGCTGCTCCGCCTGGCGCGACCTCGCCGGGCATTGCGCCCAGTCGCTGTCCAAGGGCATGCGCGTCATCGCCACCGGCCGGCTCTCCCAACGCTCGTATCAGGCGCAGGACGGCACCAACCGCACCGTGGTCGAAATGACCGTGGACGAGATCGGCCCCAGCCTGCGCTACGCGACCGCGCAGGTCACGAAACAGGGCGGCCACGACGGCTGTCAGGGCGGCAGCACCTACGGCAACCCCGCGGGCAACCCGCCCGTTGGCCCACGGCCAGCC